GCGATCAATAGGGGGGGTAATCTTTGCGAGACCCCCCCCTACTACCCTTTTCTCATTCATTGATGAGAACCATCCTTGGTATATAGTCTTCTCTGACTTTGATATAGTTACCAAGAAGATTTAAATTAACAATCTCATTCATTGCTTGATCGATAGCAAAGGCTTCGTCTGATTCACTTAATTCATCAGATGATTTAACTATCCTTGCTAGGTATGCACAAGTGTTGTATCCTTTAGATACGTCATAAGAATACCACTCATCAAACTGTAAGAAAGGATTGAAAGGGTTGTCTAACGTTGTTAACATAAATAGATTGCCCATAGAATCATCTCCTTTCTTTAATTAGTCAAGTGCTTCTTGTAGGGTGTTAGTTGATACACCTAATGCACTAGCAATCTCTGCTCTCGTATAGCCAGCAGCAACCATTGATTTAGCTCTAGCTAACTTACTTGTTGTTATGTTACGAGAGGTGCGTGGTGTTGCTCTTACTTTAACACCATCCAAATCTGTGTTCAGTAAGATCTGAGTTAAGTTATTATTACTTACTGCACCAAGTTGAATAGCTTCCCATTCCTTATCAGTAATAATAATCTTTTGCTTCTTAGCACCGGTTCGAATACGGGCCTCTTCAAGGGCCTGCCCCTTAATCTTCTTTAGATCGCTAGCATCCATGTCTGGATTAGCTTGCTTCTTAGTTGAAACTATCTTGTTGGCTAAGAGCTGGGCTTGTCTTTCATGGGGTTTGTTTTTGTATGCGATATTGAGCTTCGATTTTAAAGAAGCAACTTCATCCCTATATGTCTCCTTAGCAGTGGGGGAGTAAACAAGAGGTTTAGTTTCAGAGGCTAACTTACGGGCTTTGTTTGCTATCGTCTTCATTTGATTAGCATACGCAGCATAGATTGCTTCCATCTTTGTTCCTGAAGAAAGTTTAAATGCGTCATCTGTTTCGGCCATCCTAGTAGATGTTGTTGTTTTTCTAACAAGTTTTCCTTTTGCGTTAACAAAAGTCTCACCTGTTTCTTGAAAGACTTTCTTTCCTGTTTTAGGATCAACTTTAAATTGTTCTTTCCTTCTAGGAACTCGAATCTCTGATGCTGCTTTAGAAACCAACGTTGATGCTCCGGCTCTTTCTCCACCTTGATACTTCTTTTTCAAGTCAGCTATGTTATGATCTATAGCTGATTGCTTATAGTTCAGAGTATGCTTTTCAGCATCAATAACAACCATCGAATGCTTAACTGCTCGAGCTACCTCATTGGAGTCTGCCCCTTTAATTGTCATGTCTGTAATAAGATTCGAGACATCGCCCATTTGCATTTGTTTACTTCTGCCACTCATCTTTGGCATTCCCTCATATGCAGGGTAAGCTTCTCTCGGATCGAAATCCTTTAAAGCTTTTAATGATGGAGAAGTTTTAATTAACCCATCTTTATTTGGAATTACTAAAACAGTATCTCCATCGAAATCTGCACCAGATAATTTCTTAGCAACATTGGGATGTATACCTACTGCGTCTCTTGCATTCTTAATGACACTGTTTGCGTCTGGGTTTTTGTTATTTACTCTTAGTTGAGGAATCTCAAATGTTCCACCATGAGGATGCCGAATAAGAACAACGGCCTCACCATTAAGAAAGTTAGGAGCATAAATCTCATTTTCTTTCATTGATGGAATGGGAAGAATAACATGGGATGCTTGTCTTGGTAGGGCGGCAGCTTTGAGGTGAACAGCAGAAGAATCAGCATCATCAGCGAAGGATTCTAATAATCTTTTCTTGACAACAGGATTTGTTAAAGATGCTAGTTCATCAAACTCTTCAACTTTAAGATTCCTTGCTAAGTCTAATTGCTTCTTAGCTAAGGCGGGGGATTGTTTTGATAAAACCTGGGAAGATATACTTTTAGACCATTCTCCCCAATTACCTTCTTCGTTGACGATATTCAAAGATGATAATTGTTTCTTGCCTGATGAGTCGACATAATGCTTTTGCCTAACTGTCGTTCCAAAAGGATTGTCTTGATCGTCTTTTGTCTTTTTGAAAACAACATCATCATTAGCAACTTCTTTTGACTTATTAGTGTTATAGATAATATCCACACCATTTGGAAGATTATCAGTATACATAGCCATGCCCTTCATATAGTGTTGGTCGCCAACACCAATACGAACTTGAGCATATTTAGAATTACCTAAAGCTATGTCATCTACATTTCTTCTTAGTTCAATGGTGCCATCTTTATCTGCACCACCATCTTCAGCGTATCGAACCAATACTCGATTTCTTGAAACACTTTTAATTGGCTCTAAACCAAGAAATGATCTACCGCTATCTTCTGAATAGTCTGTAATCATTTTAATTTGATCTCGGTTCTTATATATTTCTGAATACGTTTTGCCTGGAGGGGCAAGAACTTTGATTGTTGTAAATTTGCCTGTACCTAACTGTTCTGTCTTAACGTAATGAACCTTATAACCTTCTTCTTCTAACAAGGCGACAGACACATTAAGTTTTGTTCTGCTTATCCCAATGTGGCTTTCTACACCAACACCAATATCAATAACTCCCTTTTTGTCGACGGCATATCTAAGCATACTTGCTGTTGAAGTAGCTATATCTGATCGATTCTGAAGAACAGGATCCAACAATGCTCTTACGGAGGATTCGTTAATGGCCATCCTTTTTCCAATAGCGACATTAGACATACCTTTTTCTTTAAGTTTGAGAGCTTCTCCAGCAAGTTCGGTTCTTTCTTTAGCTTTTTGAATAGCTTTTTGATTTCTTAATTGAGAAGTTGTCATGCCTAATCCACTAGCTATATCAACTTCCGAAAGACCTTCCCTCTTAAGAGCATCGACATAACCCAAAAAACTTTTGTTTCTTTGTTCACTATCGTTTCCAGACCCCCAAGGATATCTTCCGGAACGACGAGGAGTACCATAATGTTTAAAGAAAGACATGGTTCAATCCTCCATTTCTGTTTTGAGTTTTTCTATCTGTTTATCAAATAGAACAATTTTCTCCATAATCTGACGAATATCTTTTGGTTCTGGATGTTGAATAACCATTTCGTCTAGTTGATAAATTCTTAATTCGATTTTAATGTCTTTGGGATCTACATCATATTCCAAACAAAACAAAGCAGAATAGATCTCAAGTTGTTGCATTGACACTGAGGTGACGCCTGTCTTAAGATCGTGGATTCTTAAAACATCATCTCTAAAACATATAGTGTCTGCTGTGCCAAAGGCATTTACAGAATAGAAAAGAGGTTGCTCTGGATGCATTCTGAATCCTATTGCATCATTAACATAGGTATTAAGAGACCGCTTTGATTTGGGTAATTTTACCTTAAGTTCTATACAACGACAAGCAAGATCGTGTAATTCGATTCCTTTTTGTGTGGCTAGATGTCTTGAAAACGAGTATACAAGTTTGTCTACATCATAGTTGACCCAATGATACTTACTAGCGCTTAAAAAGGCGTGTTGACCTACTAAATCCGAATGTCTGTTGAAGTTCATTTAGAAAGTCCTCCTTGTTTTCAGGATAGACAAAGCTAGCATAAGACATCTTGTTTAGAAGATCAATATAATAACCTTGATTTGGTTGACGATGAGCATATTCAGATGCCTTTACCTCAAAGGCAGCCCACGTGTTTTCAAAAAGTATTAATCTGTCAGGAAAACCCTGTAAACGATTAGCATCATTTTTAAGGATAATCGCCCCTGGATATGATCGCATCAATCTCTTGATGAGTGTGGTTTCAAATTCGCTTTCTCTAGTCATGGCGCCCCTCCTTGTGGGCAAAAACAAACGAAGAGTCGTCATAACTATTCGGGCGAGGGCGGGATACGCTCTAGACCTACTAAGTCAAATGACGACTCTTCTTCCATTATAGCATATGTTCCAGCCGCGAGACTGAATTTACGCCTATATTGGTGGATTTTTGAGGAATTTCATTTCATTGAAATTTCGCTTACTTTTTAGGGCTTTTTGAATCGCCCGATCGATAGAAGAATCAGACAGTAAGTAATAGTAATAAAGATTCAAAAATGGGGTATTTATCCTGTCAATCCTTCCAGCTGCTTGAGTGGTTATTTTGTAAGAATAATTGAGAGAATAGAAAACAACCGTATTGGTTTCAATGCAATTCCATGCTTCTGCTCCTGCAATATATTGGACCAAATAGATCCAACTCTCTCCTTGCGGAATATCCTCATGAACATGACCGTTATACTCTGATACTGGAATATCCAAAACATCGTTCAATCTTCTTAGAATATCCAATTCATAGTCGAAGTTGTAGAATATGATTAGTTTACGATGCTTTTCAACAAGTTCTACAATAGCTTCAAATCTACTCGGTTCGCTATTCACCACTTGTCTCATCACATGACAAGCCTCTCCTATTTCTTTCACTGGTCTGTTTTTATAAGGATTCCACCTGTCAACAAAGACTCTATCAAACTTTTTCTGATTGTAGGAAACAACCAAATCAATATTGTTGATTACTGTTTTCTTTTTGTATTCCATAGGTACAAGGATTTGGTTTTTCAGTCGAATTAGTTTTCCTATTTCTACATATCGATCTACTTTTGGATATTTGGTAAAAGTGTTGTATACTACGTGGCTCCTTATAAATTGAGTTCTATTTTTGTAAAACCCATTAGCGACGAATACAGGAATATAATCCATCCAAGTATCTCCAGGTGTAGCTGTTAATAAAATCCAATTATTAGACTTTATTATCTTGAGAAAAGACTTAACCCAAGCACCAGATCCAACAACCTTTTGTTCGTCGAATATGAAGAAAGCACCACTAACGTCTTTGTATTTGCTAATGTTATTCCAAGAATCGACAGTTAGTTTGACACCACCAACACTACACTCTCTATCTTTTGAAACGCCAAGAAAGGCTGCCTCTGCGTTCCAATCCAGAGAATCTCTTTTCTTTGCTGTGGTTATCACATAAAGATCTTTTGGTCTTTCCATTGGGGTTATCTCTTTGAATATCGATCCGCCGCATTCAACAGTATAGTAGTATACTAAAGACGTTAAAGTCTTACCAGAACCGACCCCACCCCAAAGGATAGAGCCGGTTCTTAGTTGTGTAACTGCTTTCTTCTGATAATCGAAAAGATTAATCAACTTCTTCTTCTTCAACAGAAGAGATCGCGGCATCGGGAACAGCTACATATTTTTTCGCAAACTCATCTTCAACTAATGTAATATACATAGTTTTCAGATAAGCCTTCACGCCGACCTTGCCGTTAACTTCCCAATTGTAGGGACGAAGAATAAGATCAACGTTATCTATTTCTGCCCAATCCAAAATATGGACAGTAGATTCTTCCAAAATTGATTTGTTCTGGGAGGTAATAACCATAATCTTGGGCGGGATATTCTTATAGCTGACAGCCACCTGAATATATGCTTGCTTTTCGTCATCAGTATTTCGAGGCTCAAGCCAACGAATATTCCAACCAAGATCGGAAAGATTTACAGCGACATTCGGATCTAAGAATATACAAAAGTTTCTTCGACCAGCCGCATTAAACTTTCCTTCTTTTCCACTGAAATTTCGAAAACCAATTTTTGCATTTTCGATAGCAATAGTTTGCATCTTTGATTCCAGTTGTACTTGCGCTTTCTTGCTTTTACTTGCCATTGTGTGGTTCTCCTTGTTTGTTATTCTTGAGGAAATACGACCCCATCATAAATGTCTATAATGGGACTAAGTGGTTTTGGAGCATGAATGAGAGGCATTGGTAAAACAATTCCGTCATTTATGTCCAAGATAAAAGACCCAACAGGTTTAGGAACACCTCCTCTCGTTACTTCCCAACCCGATGAGCCATCTCCATAACTCATTAAATAGCCTGGAGTTCTGATATGATGTTGAATATCAAAATAATGTTCTCCTTTCAAAGTTACTCTTTCTCTAACAATCGGTATCCAATACATATGATGGCTATGACCATTTAGAATTATTTCAAAATCTGGAAGAAACACAGCTTGCCTATTCGATTGAATGGCCCCTCTTGTAACGGGGGCTTCACCACCAGATCCATGAAAGAATTTTACAGGGATTGTTCTTGTTCCATCATTTACTAATATAATTCCACCATATCCAGCTGTGTGCACAGTATGCTTTGATGTGCTGAGTTTATCCTTCAATCTGCCTATTAGATCAGTATTGGCATTCTTCAATACAGATAATTCATGATTACCGGGAGTTAGTAAAACAATATTCCTGGCAAAGGGTTTGAGCTGTTTGGCGGCATCTTTCATTATGTAATCATAATAGTCTTCTCTTCGATATTCTGGTCTTAGTCTACTCATATCCCTTCTAGGATCGAATCGACCATTCATAGCATCAAAGAAATCCCCTAAGATTAAGATTTTTGCATTTGTGTCCATAGCATATCGCATGTCTTCAAAAAACTGTTTTCTGTTGCACATGGCGCTATCAAAGTGAACATCAGATGTTATCAATGCTCTAAACCCTTTTCGAGAAAAGATTTGTAGAACAGAGTCTTTTTGAGTTACTTTGTATTCTGGTATCATTTACGCTCCTTAATGTTGTTTTAATAAACGAAGTTGTCAAAGTCTCCGAATTTCGATATATGGTCTTCTGCTTCAGAAATAAGAGCATCATAATAGGACATATCTATTTGATCACTTATGCCTAATTCTTTTATAACTTCTGCTTCTAACCATCGATATCCCTTTGTACCGGTAACAGCATAATAGCTTCCTTCTTTTTCTCGCATCATTAAGCCGCCACCAGTTCTAGATTCAACGGGACAGAAAGAGCCAACTCGGCCAACAAATTGATAGTTGTGCCCTTTACTAATAAGTTTGATAAGCTCTTGATCGCTTAAATCGCCAAACTTACTTTTTCGTTTTTTCGTATCTCCTTCCTCGATTTTCATTCTCCCAGTTAATTCTTTCTCATAAGCAGAGACATCATTTAGCCCCTCATTCATGTCAAGATATATTGCTGATGGATTAGTAACTGATTTGGTTTCACAAAGATCCTCGAAGACAATCTTCTCTTTAGAGAACAAAGTCTTGAATATGAATGGTTGCGCAAACTCTGCACCAACAGCCACCCATTCTCCATCTTTATCGGGACCATCGTCTCTATATTTGGCTATGTAAACAGCATTGTTTACCAAGCAAAACTTAGAAAACGTTGCCTCGTGTTCGAAAGTATAACCATACTTCTTTCCGAACTCAAACACAAAGTCAATAATTTCAATAGTTGCATTTGGTATCTTTATAGAATCGGTTTTAATGTGAGCAACTTGAAATCCTTTTTCTTGAACAGCATGCTTAAGATCAATCATAAACAAAGCTCCACGCTTAGCAACGATATTATCTACATTCCTACTGTCTCTGAAAAGAGTATCGTGATGTGCTGCTGTCTCCCCATAAACAATATTGAGGGCAAGCTTTAAAGCGTACGACAACGAATCAGCTTGTCCTGGATCGTTTAGATATTTGCTAATCTTGCCACCTAGCAGCTGCTTGGCCGAGGCATAATCTTTGTGCTTTATGAACAATCTTGCATTCAAAAGCTCTTTATATCTCTCAGTATATTCATCACCGAATAGATTTAGGGCCAAAAGAGATGCCGGGTGCATAGAAGCAATATCTAATAGAGCAACGTTCTCATAAATGCCAGGCTCCGCATACACATATCCACCTTCTTTGGGGTCCTCGTCTCGATAGAAACTTTTACCTTCAGAAAATGTATATCCAGGAAAGAGTATAGAAAGGTCAGTATAAACAAACTTTTCTTTCTGATTACGATCCTTTCCAAATAAGATCTTAGCTGTATGATTTTGAACCTTGTCGTTGATGGACAAGCCACTTAACTCAGCTAGAATTTGACGAGCAACGAAGTCTTGCTTTCTATCCTCGAACACAGCCTCCTCGGAAATAACGTCATTATCGCAATATTCTGCCACCAAGTGCCATTTATCTTCAGGAACGGGTTCGTCCCAGGGAAGACCAAGCTCTTTATGCCGAATGCCCAAATCAATTTGAAACTTTTTTAGGCTCTGTTTCTTCGACGAGAACTCATAAATATCCGCATAGGATATCTTGTATGCTTCCCCAAACGTGGCATTGGGGCTATTGGCAAGTAACTTTTTACTAAGTTCATATAATTGAGTTAGGTCGTACCCAGAGTATCTTGCATAGAGAATATGATTGTCATATTTGCGGCAATTAAAGCCAACAAGCTTCGTGGCCATTAGTCCCTCTAATTCTTCTCCAGTTGGGTTAATCATTCTAACGCAAGGATTATCTTGGCCTGCATATTTCCAACAAACAACAAACAAGTTTGGAAACACTTCGGTATCAAAGAAAACTAACTCATCGCTAGCATATTGACCTTCAGTATTAGTTGGATCTTTTTCGTCTTCAGATTGAAACCTCATTTGTCCTACCAACTTAACACAATATTCTGCTTGATGAGAACTATTATTAGCGAAGGCCAATACTCTCGATCTTAGTTGTGTAAGATCATATTTCATTCCAGACTCATAAGCATCTTCTAGAATCTTATGAATGAAATCAATGCTCGGTTTTGTTCCTGGATGTATTTCTTTGTTTAAGTTTCTAACAACTAGATCACGAAGACCTCTTTCACTAGCAACAGTTTTGGTATCAATCATTTTTTTTCCTTTCAAAGGCAATCCGCTATTTAGATGAGCTATAGGAACATTGTTGCATTTGGATAGCATTCTTCTTAAGGAGGAATCCCCGACAAATACTTTTACTTCTATTCCTTCAGAATATACACGAGTAAGTTGTTCAGGATCTCCATCATAAATATAATGAAGATGAATACCTTTGTGACTTTTGCTATATTCAGCATAAGTTGCTGGCCATTTGTTAGCTGCCTCAAGATTTCGTTCGGCGGATTTCTCTCCTTTCTCATCCTTTAAATCAAAGTCTATCACAATATGATTAATAGGAAGTTTGACATAATGTAGCAAACTAGTATCTAGATCAAAAAGTTTTGTGTCAACATTTATCCATCTCTTAACCGGGGTTAGTTCGAAAGCCGAAGCATATTGTGCTGGATATTCTTCAGCTACTTTATCAAACATAGATACTTCTGAATCGAGAATTAAAGAAAAGGGTATCTCTTCGTCTTTAGGTGTTAGTGTTGAGAGAAACTTCTCTTTAATAAACCCATAATAGATACTTCTTTGATTTTTGCCATCCACTTTAATTCTATTGACAAATTCTTTAAAATAATTCTTAAGTTCTTCACGAAACTTATATCGGGGTAATTTAAACTCAACTAATGAGTCCTCACAATATGTTTTGTACATTTCGTATGCTTGCTTAAGACTTACAGCATCTTGTTGAGAAAATATAAAAAAATTCTCTTCAACAAAATTAAAGAATATGTCTGTTTGATACATCATGTCTAATGGACGATATTGATCATAGAAGTTTTTACCAAGATATCTGTAAACTTCTAAGCAGTGCTGAGCAATAGCACCAAGTTCAAAATCAATCTGAGACATTACAGCATCGTATTCTTTTATGGGAAGTTTGCTACCTGATGTTTTAACAGTAATTAACCTTCGAATGATTCCCGATTTCCCATCAGTAATTTTAACAGGTTTGTTTGTTCCAATAAATATAAAGCAATTAGACTTGGCTGAATATCCGGGTTTGTATTTCTCATTACGAGTCATCTCTTCATGAGCAACAATAGAATTTAGTTTTGTATTGTCTTCAATTCTTGAAAGATCTCCGTCGTGTTCTATAGCAACAAGAGGATTTCCTTTAAATGACTCAGTAGCAAAAGAATTGCTATTTGACACGAGGGCTTTGGATTCGAATGTTGTATAATATCCAACGAAAAGTTTTTGAATAATGTTTAATATTGTGGATTTACCTTCCCCAGCAGAACCATATAAAACCAAAAACTTCTGAATATCTTTAGCGTCTCCAGCAATAATTGCTCCAATAGCCCACTCTATTTTTTGTCTTTCTGACTCCTCATATAAAGTTGTTATGAGTTTATCCCAAGAAACTATAGGACCTTTTTCCAAAGGATATGGTAGTCGTTTACTAATGTGGTCGCTTCTTGTAACTTCTTCATTAGCAAAGGTTAGTTTCGTATCTAGTTCATAAGCATTGTCAGAGAGACGTGCCAAATATAGCTTAAACTGATTCCAGCTATTGGAAGAAAAGTTTTTAAGTGTTCTTACAACAACGTCTTTCCCGGTCGAAGCAATTTTCTCTCCATAGCTTGTCAGTTCCTTATCCACAAGTCTTTGGACGTCATATTCGTCTGTAGACCATAAATGCTTATTTTCATCCCAAACCGCATAAAAGCTCTTCCCTCGGATCATTAAGTCTCGTGAGCGGCCAACATCAAAATCGGGATAAACCTCGATTGTTCCACTTTTGATCGACTTTGTCTTAATTGTGAAAAAGTCCATATTTTCTCCTTTCAACCCTATTTTTGTGGGGCGGCGCTATTTTTAATTTTTTGTGCCATAAACTCTCTGGGGAGTATATATTTAATATTTTTTTTCACACAGAGAAGTATGGGAAGTTATGACATTTGACACCAAAATCGCCCCGTTTAGCTAACTTACTCTACAAAAGCACCCCCAAGCCTAAAATTATTTAGGGGTCGAAACTGTTCCTTAAAAAGAAAAACGGATTTGGCACCAAATCAACCCCGTTTGTTTTCTTCGGTTTCGACGCCAAACTGACGCCTAGTCCCCCTCACTAGGTGTAGTTTTCGGCCAAATAGTACATCATTTGGTACCAGATTTCGACCTTGGCGAGGTCTTTTGGGGTGCTTCCCTTGAGGGGGAAGAGGCTCCCGTTGCCATAGAAGTCGTACGAACGCTCTAGCAAAATCTCTAAAATCTCGTCAACTTCGGCTTCATCCATCGGTCCAAATCGCCAATCCGGAGTCAAATTATCGTAGAATCTGTCCAATTTTAGGTTCTTCAAAAGTTCCAAAAACCACCTTGAAAGGGCATTGTTGTTGCGGTCCGGCCGGTCGGGATCGTACATGGTATCGTCGAGTCTTCGTGCCAAGGCGACAAGCATTTCAAAGACAGTACACTTTCTTTTCATTAGAGATTCCACCTCAAGATGACTATCGTCCAGGCCCATCTCCTCAATGAATCTCTCCCTTAGAAACACGCCATCGGCCGCTCGATTATCGTCGTTCGGGACAAACCATCGGAAAGGCTTTTCGTGCAGCTGATCGCAGAGTTTTTTGTAACGCTTACCACGACCAGCTGTCAGATCATAGAGCCATTTGAAATATTCTTTTTCAAGAGTCTTCATCGCCCTCCCTCTCCGATCTCCGACCTCTCCTCACGGGTGCGTCTTCCGTGGGTCCATAAGCTTTGTTCAGACGAACAACCTCATACTCGGATTTCTTTTCTGTGTTCCGAATATACACAACATCCTCGTCTTCGGACAATTCCCCAAATGATACAAGAGCATCCGGGCCAAGGAATTTTTCCGGATTGGCCACAGGATTATCTTGATCGTCTGTGAGAACATCGTCTTCAGAATAATAATGAACGGTAGTCTTGGAGAAACCCATTTCACTATTCAGATACTCTTCGAAAGATATGATCGCCGGATCATTTACCCCGTGCAAGGCTTCTTCTTCAATAGCCTCATACTCGATCTCCTCGATCAGTTTACTTTCTTCGACAGGAAGTTCCTCCCCCCTATATTTTGCCGCGAGCACAGCAAGATCTGGCGGCACAGGCAGGCCAGAATATATGCCGTAATTTCGAACGGGAGCAATTACTCTATCTTTGTTGCGGCGCGGACTTTTCACAATAAATCTCTCCTTATCTCGTGGCGGATAGTCATTGACCCCGTCTTCAGACTCAATACGATCTTGTTCTGATCCGTCTGCCGGGTCGTCAATCCAATCTGGCGCGATCTTATTAGCAATAATGTCGCCGACTACAAAGCCG